GGTGGACTTCATGTTTATGTATTTACAAAAACAAAGATACAAGCAAGTGAGATTAGAGAATTTTTAGAAACCTTATTATTTTCTTTTGGTCTGCCAGCAAACACAGAAATATTTCCTAAACAAACTAAATTAGGAGAGAATGCAGACGGTAAACCCATTAATGGTAATTTTATTAACTTACCTTACTTTAATAAAAAAGAACGTATTGCTTTAATGCCAAATGGAGAAGAAATAAAATATGAAGACTTCATAAATATTATTGGTTTGAATCTACAAACAAAAGAGCAATTAAAAAAAATTGCAGGTGATTTAGTAAAGAAGGAACTTACAGGTGGGCCTACAGAATTTTTAGATGGACCCCCTTGCTTACAAGCTATCACAAAAGAATTAGGTGAGGGTGAAAAATTACCTGATGAAAGAGATAGGTTTTTATTTAATTATATGGTCTTTGCTAAAAAGAAATACAAAGATAACTGGGAAAAGAAAGTATTAGAAGCGGGTAGAAATTATATTCTTTATGATGACGACTGGGGAGATGCTAAAGTATTAGCAAAGATAAAAGGATGGTTGAAAGATACAGCAGGTCATACTTGTAATCTAGATCCTATTGCAAAAAAATGTTCTAAGATAGAATGTATCAAAAGACCTTTTGGTGTGGCTTCACAACTTAGTGAATCATGGCCTATGTTATCTGGACTTACCAAAATAGATTACAAACCCGAACCTGAATTTTACATCAATGTATCAAGACCTAATGGTAAGGTGGCTACAATACATGCGAAGAATGTAAAACAAATTATAGAACAAAGAGAATTAAAAGCTTTGATAGCTGCTCAAATAGAAGTGGTACCTCCGCCTATAAAATCAAAAGACTTTAACGGGATGCTAAAAGATTTGTGGTCTAATATGGATGTACTGAAACCGGCATCAGGAACCACGCCTAGAGAAATATTATTTGAACTTACAAAAGAATATTTAAATGGTGTACAAGCTACAAGTCATAACTCATTTATGACAGGCGCAGTTTTAGAAGAAGAGGGATATGTTTATTTTAAATTTCAACCATACTTTGATGACTTAAAAAGAAATGAATGGAAGAAAGATGAACAAAGAACATCTCATATGTTGGAAACATATTTTCAAGCAGAGTTTAGTCAACTGAAACGCTATCCTGGTAAGGATAAGAATGGTAAATATTTTCCTGCAATAAGATGTGCAAAACTTCCTTTAGATATATTTAAAAAAGAAAAAGCACCTGAAGAAATTTTAACGTTTGAAGATAAGGAGGACATTGTTTGATATTTAAATTCTATGGTCCTCCAGGTACTGGTAAGACGTATCGACTTATTAATAGGGCGAAAGCCTATGTTAGAAAAGGTGTATCAACACACAAGATAGGTTATTTTGCATTTACAAGAAAAGCTGCAAAAGAAGCTAGAGAAAGAATGCCTTTTGATGAAAAACAATTACCTTATTTTCAAACACTACACGCATTCTCATACCATACTCTTAGATTAAGTGAGGAAAACATAATGCAACCTTATCATTATGAAGAGCTAGGAAAACTTTTAAATATAAAGGTCAACTATGTTGACAAATTTAACAAAGAAGAAACACATTATTTAACTAATGATAACCCTTATTTTCAAATGATAGGTAGAGCAATCAATAGAGATATAACTATAAGAGAAGAATTTGATAGAAATGAACATGATAAGAAATACATTAAATGGGAAACTTTAAAACATATCCATGATAATTTTTTAGAGTATAAAAGAACTGCAAAGCTACAGGACTTTAATGATATTATTAATAATGTATTAGATAAAGTTCCAAAATTTGATGTAGTCTTTATAGATGAAGCACAGGATCTTTCACCTTTACAGTGGAAATTATACGACAAGCTAAAAGAAAATAGTAAAGATATATATTTGGCAGGAGATGATGACCAGGCTATTTTTACCTGGGCTGGTGCAGATGTAGAAAGATTTATAAATGAACCTGCAAAAGAAAAAGTATTACGTTATTCAAAAAGAATATCAAAAGCGGTACAAGATCAGTCTAGTGTAGTTGTAAATCGAATACTAGGTCAAAGAAAAATAAAAGATTATTTTCCAAAAACAAATGAAGGACAATCATTTCATATATCAGATCTAGGTCAAATAGATTTATCTAAAGGTAAGTGGTTAATATTATCTAGAACTAAAAGTAATATGCTTAAAATAATGGAACAATTAAAAAAGAAAAATTTATATTATGATAGTAATAAAGGAAAAGGTCATAAAGTTAGAGTTTACTCCGCTAAAAAATTCTATGACTTATGGAAAAGTGGTAAAACATTAGAAGAAAAAAATATTAAAGATGTGAAAGAATTTACAGGAAACGTTTCTTGGGACAGAACGATATCTTGGTATGATGCTTTTGTCAACGTAGATGTAAATGAAAAAAATTATATAAGACAGATGTTAGAAAGAGGAGAAAGACTAGATGAAAAAGCAAGAATATGGGTATCAACAATTCATGCTATAAAAGGTGGCGAACAGGATAACGTAATCTTGTCTTTAGAACAAGGTGATAAAATACAGAAAGCAATAAAGAAAAGTATTGACAAGCAAGATGAAGAGCATCGTGTTTGGTATGTTGGTACGACAAGAGCCAAACATAATTTATATAAACTAAAAGCAAAAATAAAAAGGAAAGGTTATCAATTATGACAGACAGTAGTATATTTAAAGATCTAGAACCACAAGATAAACAGATAGGCGGAAAACATTATAAATCTTTTCACATTCAGCCGTATGAATTTATTTCAAAAAATAATCTCTCGTTCTTTCAGGGAAACGTTGTGAAATATGTTTGTAGATATCTTACAAAAAATGGTGTAGAAGATTTAGAAAAGATAATACATTATTGCGAATTAGAAATTAAGAAATTAAACGATATGAAAAGGAAGAAAAGATGAAGTTACCTAAATATCTTGCACAAACTGAATGGGTTCAGCCATCAGAATATCCAGACCTCAGACAAGCTAAAGAGATTGCAATCGACTTAGAAACAAGAGATCCTAATTTAAAAAAGATGGGATCAGGTTCTGTTATTGGGGTTGGTGAAGTTGTAGGTATTGCGGTAGCTGTAGATGGATGGTCTGGTTATTTTCCAATCGCACATGGTACAGGACCCAATATGGACAAGAAACGTACTTTAGAATGGTTCCAAGATACATTGGAATGTCCTGCTACTAAAATTTTTCATAATGCAATGTACGACGTATGTTGGATTAGATCTATGGGTCTATCTATAAATGGACTTATTGTAGATACCATGATCGCATGTTCACTTATTGATGAGAACAGATTTTCTTATACCTTAAATACTTTATCTTGGCATTTTTTAGGTAAAGGTAAAAGTGAAGCTTTGCTTACTAAAGCTGCAAAAGAAAGAGGGTTAGATCCTAAAGCAGATATGTGGAAGATGCCTGCTATGGAAGTAGGAGCTTATGCTGAAAAAGATGCTGAGTTAACTTTAGAGCTCTGGCATAAAGTAAGTGAAGAATTAATTAATCAAGATCTTCAAAAAATATTTAATTTGGAGACTGATCTCTTTCCTTGTCTTGTACAGATGCGCGAGAAAGGGGTGTGTGTTGATGTCGAACAAGCTCATAAATTGAAAGAACAATTATCCAAACAAGAAGAGACATTATTGCACCAAGTAAAAACACAAACAGGAGTAGATGTTCAAATATGGGCAGCACGATCGATTGCCAAAGTTTTTGAAAAAATTGGAGAGAGTTTTGAAAAAACTGAAAAATCAAAGGAACCTTCCTTTACTAAAAACTTTTTGACTAATCATAAACATCCTATAGTTAAAAGCATAGCAGAAGCTAGAAAGATAAACAAGATCAGTACAACGTTCATAGATACAATATTAAAACATGAACATAAAGGTAGGATTCATGCGGAAATAAATCAAATTAGATCTGATGATGGCGGAACTGTTACCGGACGATTTAGTTATTCGAATCCAAACTTACAACAAATACCTGCAAGAGATCCTGTGTTAGGACCAATGATTAGATCTTTATTTATTCCAGAAAAAAATCACAAGTGGGGTTGTTTTGATTACTCGCAACAGGAACCAAGATTGGTTGCACACTATGCTTTAAAATTTAAATTACCATCTGTAAATACAATTGCAGATTCATATGAAAATGATAACAGCACAGACTTTCACCAGATCGTAGCAGATATGGCAGAGATACCAAGATCACAAGCTAAGACAATTAACTTAGGATTATTTTATGGTATGGGTAAAGCAAAGCTACAAGCAGAGCTTGGTGTATCAAAAGAAAAAGCTGATGAATTATTTGATCAATATCATTCAAAAGTACCTTTTGTAAAACAACTGATGAATGCGGTTATGTCTGCCTCACAAAATAAAGGTCAGATAAAAACTTTGTTAGGTAGAAGATGTAGATTTCCAAGATGGGAACCTATTTTACGTGGTAATGATTGGGGTAAATATGTACCTGCAGAAGATTATGATAGAATGAAAGAACTTCAAGAGATGGGTCCTCATATGAAAGATGATGAAGGAGAATTTATTAAAGACAAAGATGGTAATAAAAAAATTAATTACTGGCATGAAAACCCATCACGAAGAGCTATGACTTACAAAGCTTTAAATAAATTAATTCAAGGATCTGCAGCGGATATGACAAAACAAGCTATGTTAGCTTTATATAAAGAAGGTATTGTGGCACATATACAAATACATGATGAGCTTGATATATCTATTGAATCACAAGAGCATGCAGACAAAGTAAAAAAAATTATGGAGGATGCGGTAGATCTTGAAATTCCTAACAAAGTAGATTATGAATCAGGTCCTAGTTGGGGTGAAATAAAATGAGGTTAATTTATGGCTTACTTAAACGCAAATATTCCTGTAACATATGCTCAAATAAGAAGAGAATATTTATATGATCTTAAAAAACATCATGGAGAAGTTGAAGACTGTATTATCTTCGGCCTCACAGCTATTACTGGGCGTGCTATACTCTTTCACTGTATTATGGAGAGTGGTGCAGTATTTTATCGCCTACCTATTAGCGCGTTTATTCAACGGG